AGCACCATCTCTAATTTTAGGCATATTTTTAGTTTAATACATTTTTATTCTAATGTAAATCTTTTCCTATAGTATTATTATACTAATAATAATAATAATATTATTTTACTGTACTGAAAAATCGTATCTGTAGAGGTTACGTCTGGTTACGTCTGGTTACGTGGTCCAAGTAACGATATTATTGTTATATTTCAAGTAATAAATACTAAAGTTACGTGGTTACGTCTGTTTTGCAAAAATAAAAAAAATAATTTTTTTTTCTGAGTAAAAAGTACTATAGGGAACCAAAGTTATCCACAACTAATTACTATTAATCTTATTTAGTTCTTCTTTATCCCATTTAATAGTTTATTAATATAATTAAATGAGGATGGTGCAACATTCTCGGAGTATGGCTGAACAACTGTAACAAAGTAGTAAGGCACACTCAAGGGGAAATACGGACAAGTGTCTGAGATAACCGAGGGTGGTACTGAAGTACTGGTCAAGCCCGTATAGGATTGATTTGTCGGGAAAAGGTTGGGGGTAGTCAAAGAACCCCCCTACTCACTAAGAAAGAAAGGACTACTATGAAAACTAATAGATGGATATGGGAAAAAGTAAAAATAGAACTTACTAACCCACAAGGAGAAACTGTCATTCTAAATAGTGATAGTTTTGATGACTATACATTTGGTATTATATCAGAGGCAGTAGAAAAATATGTCGTTGATCAAGGAGGAGAACTAGAATGAACCTTGAAGCACGATTAATTAAACTAAAAATAAAGTACGATAAACTCGCGCTCCGTGAACCACGGTCCGAGAGAGAAGCTTATAACCGCATGATGTGGGAAAGATTGTCAAGAATACTAAGAAAACGATACGGGAGGCACGACTAATGAACATATTCTTTTTAGACGAAACGCCAGAACTATCAGCAAAAATGTTGTGCGATAAGCACGTTCCTAAAATGCTGTTAGAATCAGCGCAAATGTTATCAACTGCTGTTAGAAAGTATGAAAAAGAAACAGATACAACGCCACTTGCTGAACCAATATATAAATCAGCGTATCCTAATCATCCAATGACAATATGGGTATCTGAAACTTTAGGTAACTTTACTTGGGCATTATATAATGCTTTTTGTATTAATAATGAGTATGAATACAGATTTAAGAAAAACCATAAATCGTACAAAGTTATTAAAAATATAATTGATTTTGAATTAATGGCGCATATACCAGATGGCGATTTTACAGATCCACCTCAATGTATGCCAGATGAATACAAATTACGTAGTGACTTGTATGTAAATGCGTATCGTGACTACTACAAAGGCGAAAAAGAATACTTTGCTAAATGGGAAAAAGGCAGAAATCAGCCAGAATGGTGGAGCCAATGAGTCAATTTGTCCATTGTCCAAGCTCCAAAATTATGGTATCAAGACCCTATGAACCGAGCAGATATAGAAGATCTATACGGGGACGACGAACCGAACCTAATGTTCGCCGATGGTTTCGACGAAGCAATAGCGGGAGTGGTATGGGACGGAGAAAGAACAAGAGTAGTTTACGACACGGAACTAATTTTAGAGTTACTTATGGGACGTAGTGAGATGACCTATGAGGAAGCAGTCGAATATTTCGACTTTAACATTGCAGGATCTTACATGGGGGAGTATACACCTCTGTATTTAGAAACTTAGAAAGGAATAAAAATGAGTAGATTTAAAGATTGGGTTATTGAAATGCAAGAAGATGCGGAGAACATGGATTATGTTATGTTTCTTGCTAAGTATGGAGAAGCAAACATAGATATATGGCGTGATTATCACGATCCAAACTATGAGAATACCAACGTAGACGAGTATATGTCAGAGGGCTGTCCGTGAACAAACCATTGGTCCTTGTTACGTGGCTCGATGCCAAAGATGGACAGACAGGTTGGCATTCTATTGACGACATTGCAAAAGAACGACTAGCCACTTGTTATTCAATCGGGTGGCTAATGTACAAAGACGATGTAAAAACAATCGTTATGGCAGATTATTCAGAATTTGACGGCGACAAAGAAGGTGGTCGTCACATCACCATACCAACAGGGTGGGTGCAATCATTACTATATCTCAAAGGAGATTATAAGGAGAAACAAAATGAACATGGATAGATTATTAGCTTCGGTTAAAAAACACGAGGGCTACAGAAACAAGGTATACCTAGATACCCTAGGCAAGAGAACCGTGGGCGTCGGGCATTTATGTGTCGAAGACTTTTGGGAAGACGACAAAGAGTACGAAGAAAAATTTTTAATGACCATACTAGAACACGACTTAGAAACAGCAATCAAAGGCGCAAAAGACTTGATGTCGGAGAATGGCTGTATGGATATGGACGAGATAGCAGAAGAAATCATCATAGAAATGATCTTTCAGCTTGGTAAAACAGGCGTATCAAAGTTCAAGAATATGTGGAAAGCATTGTCTGGTTTAGATTATTCTACGGCGGCGAGCGAAATGTTAGACTCACGTTGGGCAAAACAAACGCCAAATAGAGCGCAAAGTATGAGCGCAGATATGGCCGCTCTTGGCTGATGACTTCTATAAGCGTATGAAAAAGGAGCAAGAACTTCTTAACATAAGCCACAAGGAATCAGTCAGACAAAAGAGAGAGCGTAAGAAAAAGGAAAAGGAAAAACAAGAAGAACACGTCTGGCAATGGTGGTGGGATTTTGATTGGCTTGGTAAAAAATGCCAAAACATCTACTTTGGTCCTAGACTAGATTGGATGAAACTTTTTAAGAGGAAGAAAAAGAAATGAATATTCTCATACTTACAGGATTAGTTGCTATTATTGTTATACTGGCATTCATCGCCGTGATGATTTGGGGCATTGGAGAACATTTATCTAAAAAATAACTTGATCCCATATAGTGTTTAGGTGTATAGCTAGAAGCTTACCCCCAAAACAAACCATAAGGAGAAAATATGACGGTAGAAGAATTGAAGGATGTTATTGTATATTTACAAGGCAGAATAGAAGAATTAGAATCAAAGAAAATGTGTGAATGTGCAGAAGAACCTCCTGAAGCTCTTACTAAGCCTACCGTGACGTATAAAGCAACTCCTAAAGAGGTATTTGTAACTAATTATGACGAAGATGAGGAGTGTATCTCTTGTTCAGCCTAGCTCTTCTTCCTCATACTCTCGACTCTCGTAGGAAATATCGAAAAAATTACAAAGATCCTTCTCTATTTTCTCGTATTTATTATCTTTTGGCTCAAAATCCTCTAATAACTTATTTAAAATAACATATAAGATTGTTCTAGCGCTGTTAAGATCGGTGCCATCTAAGACTTTACCTTCTTGTGTCTTGTAATTAAACACGATTTCATCAGAATAATACTTAATACGATTAGCTACATGATATGACATTTCTTTCATAGCGTCTTTAAACTCTCTCTTTTGCATATTTTCTCCTATCTTGACTCCATTGTTGTACTCTACCGCGCCAGTAATCTTTTTCTTTACGGTCTAGTTGTTCCCACCGTGCGCGTCTAAATCCTTCTTTATCAAATCTATATCTTAAATTCTTAGCTTGTTTATCGTATTTAGTCTCAATTATGTTAGACATTAACGCCTTTCATAGGGTTTTCCATTGTAAAATGCACGTTAAAAGCCATAGAACGTCTCTCTCCATCGCTTCTGAAGGGATAAACTTGATGTGTTAGCCAACTAGGAAAGATATAAAAGTCTCCTACCTCTGGTTTAACTAAAAAACTATGTCTTGCAAAATGATTTGGTATGGACCCAATAAACTCAAGACAGCCAGCCGTTGGATGATGATCTTCTTTTTCGTACTCTTTTTCAAATTCAGGAGGAATTTTTAGAAAACAAACACCCGATAGATTGGAATCATGAATATGAATCGGGTTGAAATCACCTGCAAACTGACTGACTGTCCAAACACGGAACGCCACTTTAGTACCTTCGGGGAGATAATCAGGTAATACGCGCTTCGTGTATTCCTCCGATATGGTCGCAAGGAATTCTGGTAAACCTTTGATTGCCATGTGGTCTATACTTATTTCTTTTTTAACATTACCGGCGAGATTATGGCTCCAATCTCTTTCTTTACTTTTCTCTTCATCATTTAATATATCATCAGATTGTTTATTCAGTCCGTCAATATACAATTGAGGCAATTTAGTTTTTAAAATACTTGGTCCAAACGGTTGGTAAATATCAAATGCTATTTGTTCTTCAGCCATCAAAGTTCTCCGGATTTTTAAATTCTTTTTCGTGTTGTTCCCACAAACGGCGACCTTCTCCGTAAGAGTATTCCCATTCGGAAACTGTAAATTCTTTTATAGTCCCGTCTGTGTAGGACACAATCACTTTATCTTTTACTTTTCTTACTGCACTAACTATTAGTTGTTTTTTCATTTGTTTTCGCGATCTGTTCTGCAAAGTAAATTGCTTTTATATCTTTAATAGCATCACTAACGTGTACTTTTTCTAATATAATATTTTTTAACTCTTCAATGTGATCCGCGTGATCAAAATCTTTACTCGTAATGTAAGTTGGTGCATTTGTTAAAAGCACTTCTTTAGCTTCAAGTTCGGACAATTCTCCGGTAAGTTTATTTAAAACTGCTGTATATAATGCTGCTTTAATTCTTCTATCGTTGCTGTCTGACATGATTATCTTCTCCGTTTTTTAGTGTAGGTTTCTGTTCTTCTTTATCAATTAAATAACGTAAAAAAGAAGCCATGGACATATAATTTTTTTCTGCTATGGGTTTGGCTCGTTTATACGTATCTATACTGATCGCGACAGATTTATACTTTTTAATGTCGGTCATCTCTTTCTCCTATATGTAGTATGTTTATTCATACAAGCCCATACATATGGGATTTTATAAAAATGTCAAGGAAATATTAAGTTTTTTTATTATTCATGTAGTATTGTGATATTTCTTGTGATTTGAATATATGTGGATATTTTCTAAATAAACCAAGCGTTACAAACAATAATTTATCAACATATTCTGGATCAATTGCATAATTTTCTAGGGTTTTAATCACTTCTGGAACGTTAACATTATCTTCTAATATTTGTTTCATGCGAAGGTCCCTGTACTCTTCAAAAGCACTAGATGTATTAAGTAAATCAATGTAATCAGAAACACTCTCACATTTATTACCATATACTTTTAACATTATATCGCTGTTTAATGATTTTATATGTGGTTCTGTTTTATCTGTTTCTATAATACCATAAAAATTATTTGCTTCTTTTGCAAATCTAGAACGACCCCAATCAGATTCTAGTATTGCTTGTGCTACACTAATAGCAACAATAACTCTTTCATCTGGAGGGACAAATGCATTATTTATTAACGTGCATTCTGCTATTCCTTTTACAAAATCATCTCTTGGATTAATATCATAACTAAAATCAAATCCATTTATCATTGGATTACATAATAGAAATAGCGTTGCGCATAACTCTTTAAACATCTTCGTCCTTATCTATAAATTCGTACTCAACTTTTAATTTTACCTGTTCCGGTGTCCGTTGTCGACATATTCTTGTACCGGGTTTCCATGATTTACGGTATGACGTTGTTTTTACGTCTATTTTTCTAACCTCACCTGTTTTTTGGTGTACTAAAACTAAATCAATTGGTCCTGTTCCCGATACATTTTTAAATACCATGTATCCTTCTTTTAAAAATTTTATAACAGCTTTAAATTCGTTAACATCACCTATTACTTTTTTCGGATCTCGCCCCATGATGGTCCTATCTCTGCATCTACTTTCAAAGGAACTTTAAGTTCTACGGTATTTTCCATAACTTCTTTGATCCGTGATGCGTGTTCCTCGTTTTGAATAGAACAATTCAATTCATCATGCACTTGTATGTGGGATATGATGCCCTCTTCATACAAATCAACCATCGCTTTCTTAGTCATATCAGCACTTGAGCCTTGAATCAACCTATTTAATGCCTTATATGTCCATGCTCTTTTCAAATCACGTCCATATTCCTTCTCTGCTTCCCATAATGGTAGTGCTTTATGAATACCAAAGGCGCGTGGTTCCCATAAATCAAAGCGACATTTACGTCCAAGAAGAGTACGTAAGAAGCCTACGTTCTCTGCTTTTCTAGTCGCTTGTTCCATTAATTGTTTTACAAAAGGTACATTCGCATGAAACTTTGCGAATAGATCTTCTGTTTCTTCTCTATCTAAACCTAGTTCACTAGATAGTTTACCTTTACCCATGCCGTACATCATACCAAGATTAATTGTCTTAGCTGTTCTACGGTCTATGCCCGCCATATCGGCAACGGCTTGATGGAAAT